GCTGGAGTGGCATAGACGACGCGACTGCGTGGACGGTCGGAACAAGCCAGGCCGATGTGCAGGACATCAGTGACCTCGGCAATGTGACGGGCGTGGTTGGCGGCGAGTATGGCGCGGTGCTGTGCGAGCGCGGCATCGTGCGGATGAGTTACGTTGGCTCTCCGCTGATCTTCCAGTTCGACAAAGTCGAAACATCGCGCGGCTGTCCGTACCCGGGCAGCGTCACAAACGTCGGGCCGTTTGTATTCTATCTCGCGGGCGATGGCTTCTATCTGTTCGACGGCAGCTCGTCGAAGGCGATCGGCAGCGAGAAAGTTGACCGCACATTTTTCGACGAGTTTGATCGCGATAAGGCTCATCGACTGTCGGCAGCGGTTGACCCGGCAAACAAGCTCGTCGTCTGGGGCTACCCGGTCAAGAGCGGCAGCGGCACGCCGACCAAGTTCCTAGTCTACAACTACCAGCTCGACCGCTGGTCGAGCATCGACCAGACACACGACTTAGTCGCTCCATTTTTCTCGCCAAGCTACACGCTTGAGGGGCTGGACAACGTCAACTCATCGCTTGATGCGCTGACGCCGTCGCTCGATGACGTCGTGTGGGTCGGTGGCGAGTACCTTTTTGGTGGCGGGCGCAACAACAAGATCCAGATATATAGCGGCAGCAACCTGACAGCGACAATCGAAACTGGCGAGTTCGAGTTTACGCCGGGCCGCGCCTCGTTGCTGACGCAGGTGCAGCCCTACCTCGATCGCCAAGCAGCGGCGACTGCTCCGACTGTGACCGCGCAGGTCGCGAGCCGTGCGCGGCCATTTGACGCGCAGACTTATGGCTCGGCGGTGTCGGTCAACAGCGACAACTTCATTCCGTTGCGATCGAGCGGTCGGCTCCATCAGGTCAAGTTTAGCGCGAGCGACTTCGGCACCTTTCAGGGCTACGACGCGGTGGTGCAGCAGCGCGGCTTGCGATGACGGACTTCAACTTTCGCAGACTGCAACCCGCGCCTAGCCCGCGCGAGGTTGCCGAAGTGGTGAACGGGCTACTTGACGGGCGGGCCAATAACACCGGCACGGTCACGCTGACCGCAAATCAGGCGACGACCAGCGTGACTGATTACCGTGCGGGGCCGGAAAGCGTGATCCTGCTGACGCCGCTCACCTCCAACGCCGCGGCAGAGGTTGGCGCCGGCGGCATGTACATTTCCGCGCGGACTAAGCAATCGTTCACGCTGACGCACGCGAACAACGCGCAGACGGATCGCGACTTTGGATACATCGTGGTCGGATGAGTTCGAGCGCCTGACGCCGCACATCGAGGCGGCGCTGGCGCACGCGGGCAACACGCACACGCCAGCGGACGTGTGGGCCGCGATCGAGCGGAGAGACGCGCAGTTCTGGCCGCTTCACGATTCGGTCATCGTGACAGAGATCGTCAGCTATCCGGCTGGCCGCAGCGTGCGGTTCTGGCTGGCTGGCGGCAACCTCGATGAACTTCTTGAGGCCGAGCCGCTTGTGACGCGGTGGGCGAAAGAGAATTACGGATGCACGCGCGCCGAGGTCATCGGGCGCAAAGGCTGGGTGAGAAAATTGACTGACTATCGACCGGCAGCCGTGCTGCTGACGAAGGAGATTGCAAGATGAGTAAGGGCGGCACCAAGACAGTGCAGACGCAATCGTCTGTGCCTGAGTTTATCCAGCCGTTTTACACGCGCGGCTTGGAGGAGGCCGAGCGCCTGTACGATGCGCAGGGGCCGGATTACTACCCGGGGTCGACAGTCGTGGGCATGGCACCTGAGACGCAGCGGGCGTTGAGCATGGCGCGCGACCGCGCGCTTGCCGGATCGCCGCTTACACAATCTGCCCAGGGCTACACGCAGAACGTCCTCGGCGGGCAGTTCCTCGGGCAAAACCCGTTTCTTCAGCAGGCGCTCAACCCCGCGTTCCGCGCGGTGACCGACCAAGTCAACTCGCAGTTTGCGCGCAGCGGACGGCTGGGGAGCGGCGCATACACTGACGTGCTGTCGCGCAACCTCGCCGATACTGCCGGGCAGCTTGCCTATCAGAACTACCAGCAAGAGCGGGCGCGACAGGATGCGGCGTCTCGGATTGCTCCGCAGATGGCCGATCTCGATTTCGCCGACCTGGCGAGGTTGCAGGCGGTTGGCGCTGCGCGCGAAGCGCAGGCGGGCGCAGAGCTGCAGGACCAGGTCAACCGCTATCAATTTGAGCAGATGAGGCCGCAACAGAAGCTCGCGGACTATCTGACCGCGGTGCGTGGCGGCACCTTCGGCTCGACGGCCACGCAGCCTGTTTTCCGCAACACCGGCGCAGGCTTGCTGGGTGGCGCGCTTGGCGGCGCGCAGCTTGGTAGCCTGGTGCCAGGCATCGGGCCGCTGTTGGGCGCAATCGGCGGCGGCCTGCTGGGAGGTTTCGCATGAGTTTCCCCCGCGGCGTGCCGGTCTCGGCAATCAGCAACACGATCCAAAGCGCGGCTATGCGGCGTCCGACGCCGGTCGCGCCTGTTCCGGCTGCGCCTGTTCCGGCTGCGCCTGTCCCCGCCGCGGTCGCACCCGCTGGCGTGCAGATGGGCGGCATGAACCTAGCGCCGTTGATGCAGATGCTTGCCGCGCCCACGCCACAGCCAACGGGGCTGCTGGGCACATCGTTCAACGATCCGCGCACGCAGGCAAATCTGGCAGCGGCTGGCGCGCTGCTCCAGCAGGGCGGCTACAGCGCCACGCCGACCACGCTGGGTCAGGGGCTTGGCGCAGCGCTGCAATTACGTTCTAAAGAAATGGCGCGGCAGAAGGCGTTGCAGGTTGCCCAAAGGCAGCAGGCGTTTGACAACGCTCTGAAGATTTCCGAGGCGGCGCGCAAACAGAACGCGGGTCGCCCTCTAAGCGCTCAAGAGCGAGAGATTTATAATATCCCAGACAATGTCCCAGCTTGGTTTGACGCAAATGGGACGCCGCAGGTTTCTTCGGTTGTGTCGCAAGCCGACCGCATTGCGGTTGCGCAGGCATCGAACCCTGCGTTTGCCGGGGTTTCTCCTGCGTCGCAAGGTCAGGAGGGCGCGGCGCGGCCCGCGTGGGTTCCACCCGCTCCTAAAGTTGGCGGCGGCTCGCAATCTGTAACCAATGCAATCCAGCAAAAAGCCTACGAGAGTGGCCTTGCGGCTCTCGAAAAATCTCGCGAACAGGCAGCTCAATCCGCATCGATGATCGAAAGCATCAATACGTTCATGCGCTTGAACGAGACAGTTGATACCGGCGGCAAGCTGGCGATCCCTAGCGCAGCGCGTATTGCTTCTGGTCTCAATCCAAGCATCGCGACAATGCTTTCGATCCAAGACAAATTGACGCCCCTGATGCGTCAGGGATTGCCTGGCGCTGCATCAGATAGGGATGTTCGCATGTTTAGAGGGGCAAGTTTTGGCGTCGAAAAGCCGCGGGAAGCGAACATGAGAATAGCGCGGGCAATGTTGATCCAACAGCAGAACGTTGTCGAAAACAACGAGTTTCGAAGCAGGTATTTCTCCGCCAACCAGACGCTTGTTGGAGCAGATGACTACTGGCGTGAGTACATCGAGGCCAACCCAATCTTTGATCCAAACGCGCCAGAAGAAGATTTTGTACTGAACGAAAATCGCATGACGCCAGAGGAATACTTCACATTGCGGACATACTCACAATGAGTGAACAAGTGCAGCGCGCTTTGGAAGCCGCGCAAGAAGCCGGGGACCAAAACGCTGTTAGGGTTCTTCAAGGCATGCTTGGAAAACAGACTGCTGCCGCTGGTGGCAGCGAGCCTCGCGTGCCACAAGAAACTGCCCCGCCACCGTCCATTCCTGGTGGAAGCGTAGATTTGCTTGACGTCCTAGCCGACGAACTTGCGCTGGGCGGGGGTGACGAGATTACTGGCGCTTTGGGAGCGGCGCTCGATTACGTCGGAGATGTCGTGCGCGGGCGACCGACTGACTTTTCCGGCGATTTTGAAAAAAGACGCTCGGCGTATCGAAGCGCGCTTGATAGTTGGAAAGAACAAAACCCAACGCTCGGCAAGATCGGCGTTGGCACCTCGATGCTGGTCGGCGGCGGCGCAATCGGTAAGGGAATTAAAGCGGCAGCGACGATTCCAGGGAAGATCGGCAGGATTGTGGGTAGTGGGGGGACAATCGGCGGCACAAGCGCTGCGCTGCAAGCCGAGGGCGACCTTATGGATCGCGCCGCACAAGTGCCGCAGGGCGCAGCTTTAGGTGCGGCCCTTGGCCTAGGCTTAACGGCTGGCGGCAAGGCGCTGATGGCGACGGTCGGCCCTGCCGCGGGCGCGGTACTCAATAAGGTGCGCGGCCCAGAGCGGGCAGCCGCGCGTAAAGTTCTGCAAGCGCTGGAGCGCGACCAAATTACGCCAGAGCAAGCGATGGCGCGTCTGCGCAGGCTTGGCGATCAGGCAATGATTGCTGACGTGGGCGAAGGAACCCAAAGCCTAGCGCGCGGCGTAGCCACGGCACCCGGCCCCGCGCAGGGCCAAGCAGAGCGTGCGCTAGAGCGTCGGATGCGCGGCCAGGGGGGCCGCATCATGGAAGGTGCGCGCAAACAAATGGGCGTTGAAGGCGACCTCTACGGCACCATCGATGATCTTGTTACTGCACGCAGCAGCGCTGCCCAGGCTGCGTATAGGAAAGCGTACGACGAAGCGCCGGCGGTTATCGCATCGACAGAGCTCGGCGAACTAATGCAGCGCCCGTCGATGCAGGCCGCAGCGGAAAATGCGCGCCGCATTGCGCAGGATGAGGGCGTCACGCCGCCAAGAACATCAAAGCTGGACTTGCGGTCGTGGGATCTGGTCAAGCGTGGGTTGGACGTGGAGATTGAGAAGTACCGCGACAAGACCACCGGGAAGCTGGTCCTTGACGAACTTGGCCGCGCGAAACTCGCCTTGAAAAACAGACTCGTTGATCTCGTCGATGAACAGGCTGGCCCCGCTTACAAGGCGGCGCGTGCGCAATTTAGTGGATACTCGGACAGCATCGATGCCGCGCAGCGTGGCCGCACTTTTTTGCGCGGCGACGAGGAGATAACGCAGCGGGCGATCGAGGGTCTATCCGAAGGCGACAAGGTGTTCTTCCGCGAAGGCGTAGTGCGTGAAATCCGCCGAATCATTGAAAATAGGCCGGATGGCGCAGATGTAGTCCGCGCTCTTTTCGGCAACGAAGCAAAGCGAAAGAAACTGCAAGCTGTATTTCCGTCGAAGCGATCGTTTGATCGCTTTCGCGCTCTCATGCTTGCCGAAGCCAGAATGGCGCAAACCAGGAACAAAATCACGCAAGGCTCCCGCACTCAGGTTCTTGCAGCGGAGCAGGCAGATGCAGGCATCGACCCGAGCATGGTCGCAGACGCCGCGCGTGGCAACGTTGGCGGCTTGGCGACAAACCTGATCCGGCGCGGCGCTGAGTACATGCGCAGGCCGACGCCTGCCCAGCGTGCTGAGTTGGGAGACATGCTGTTCATGCAAGACCCGGTAGCTAACCAACAACTGCTCCAGGGGTTGATGCGGTCAGCGCCGATCGCGCCGAGCAACTTGCCCCAGGGGCTTCTCGGGCCGCTGATTTTTGGCGTTACGAGCGAATAACACTATCGACATTTACGACGACCAGCCCGCCTAGCGCGGGCTTATTTGTGCGAGGATACCAATGGCGAAAAACTCAATCGCGGACTACTCGGCCACCGCCGCGAGCAACACCGACATTCAAAGCGTAGACATCGACGAGGGCTGCGCGCCGTCCGGCATCAACAACGCAATTCGCGAGTTAATGGCTGACCTGGCCGACATGAACGCCGGGACGACAGTGCTGACCTCGCCTTCAGCCAGCGCCCTGACCCTTGCCGATGGATCGAGCAGCGCGCCAGCGCTCGCCAACACCGGCGACACCAACACCGGAATCTTTTTCCCCGCAGCCGACACGGTTGGCGTTGCGGTCGGTGGGACTGAGGTCTGGCGCTACGGGTCGAACCCGACGACCGCGAAGAACCTCATCATCAACGGCGCGATGACTGTGGCGCAGCGGGGCGGCACAATGAGCCTCGGTTCGGGGGGCACAACAACGTACCTCCCCGTTGATCGTTTTAAGATATCAGAAGGTGGCGGGGCGGCGAGGTTTGATGTTTCGCGGGATACATCTGTTGTCCCGTCTGGGTTTGCCTATTCCCTCAAGGTTGACTGCACCACTGCGGATGGAACTATTGAGGGGAATGATCTGGCGGTTATTGCTCAAGGGATTGAAGCGCAAAATCTTCAACACCTTTTGTACGGTACCGCAGGAGCAAAAACTCTTGCCTGCACTTTTCGGGTGCGGTCGCCAAAGACAGGCACTCACTACGTTGGGCTGACGCAGTTTGACACAGAGCGGTACTATCTTCGCGCGTACACTGTTGATGTCGCTGACACATGGGAGACCAAAACAGTGACATTCCCCGGCGATGCCTCTGGGGTTATCAACTCGGATACAGGCGAAGGTTTGCGGCTGTTCTTCGCCCTGCATGGAAGGGGGGGGAACTTTGGGGGTGGGACTGCTGATGCGTGGACGGCTTGGCCTGCAGGTGTCATCCAGTACATGGCGTCAGATGGCGTGAATGTCTTAGATAACGCCGCAAACAACTTTTACCTCGCCGGCGTTCAGCTAGAAGTCGGCAGCGTAGCGACGGACTTTGAGCATGAGGATATCAGCACCACTCAATTCAAATGTGATCGCTATTATCAAAGGTATGACTTCCCGACGAGCAACAAGCACATTGGCCTCGGCTGGTGTAACGCAGTTCGTGAGAGCAAGTGGATCAAATGGCTTCGCGCGCCAATGCGTCCCGATAACAACAAGACTATAAGCGTGTCGGCGGTTGGTCATTTCAGTCACTACGATTGGGACGGGAGCACGGGTGGTATTGGTCTGAACGATACTGTTGCAATTCAGGATCAGCACGCGCAACAGGTTACAGTTCTGTTCCGCCACTCGGGCGGGGGCAGCTACACCGTGGGCGAGGGCATGGAGCAGCGAACAACAACCAACAACGCTTGGATGGCATTTGAGGATGAACTTTAATGGAAAACGTAAGAGATGTTGGCAACGGCCAGTGGTCAGCGACCATCAATGGTATCTACACAGCTTTCAACGCCGTGCCGGGAAATCGATACTATGACGAGGCGCTAAAGCGGGGCCTCGAACCTTCGACCTACACCGATCCCCGCACCCCTCAACAAATCTACGACGAGGAAGTGCTGGCCCAGCTAGACGCACAAGTGCTGAAAGACGCCGCGCGGATGGTCGAGGACTTCTACGACGCGCTCGAAAGCCAACTTCCACAGTCGATGAAGGACAAGCACGGCCCGCTGATGGCGGAGCGGAAGGCCAAGCGAGCAGCAAGACCCTAGCGCCCCCGACCAGAACTGTAACAACAGGAAATATAAATAATGCTAGAAAACATTAAATACGCAAACGCAGAACACACTGTAATTTCTGCAACAGAAAACGGTAGTCAGCTTTCTATTCCAGTTGCTGTTGGTAACAGGCATTATGATGATATTATTGAGCAAGGTATGGCTATCGCTGACTACGTGCCTCCTGCACCAACTTGGGCTGGTATTCGTGGGGAGCGCGATGCACTTCTTAAATCTACAGATTGGTGGGGTGTTTCAGATCGTACCATGTCGGCAGAAGAAACAGCTTATCGCCAATCTCTTCGTGACTTGCCACAAACATTTGCAAACCCAGAAGATGTTGTTTGGCCGACAAAACCATAGGAGTTTTTAAATAATGGCAATTTCAACAATTGGTGCTAGTGCATTAGATAGTGGTGTATCGCAACTAGGCAAGAACCTCATCCAAAACGGTTCAATGACTGTTAATCAGCGCGGGACCAGCTTTACGGCCCTCACTGATGCGTATTGCTTAGATCGGTGGATATACACCAAGGACGGGACGACTGCCGTTATCGACGTTACGCAGTCAACCGATGTTCCGGCGGGCGAGGGTTTTGGAAAGAGCGTAAAAATTGACGTAACCACTGCCGACGCCAGTATCGCCGCAGCGGATCTGGCTCGGTTTCAAACCCGCCTAGAGGCGCAGAACCTTACCCAACTAAAATATGGCTCTGCGGGCGCTCAGACTATGACGCTCTCATTTTGGATCAAAAGCACCAAGACCGGCACGTTCAGTGCCTTTGCCTTTCAGCCAGACGGTAGTCGCTTCTACAAC